AGAGCCGCAACAATCTTCATCCACAATGCACTAGGAATAGGAAACATTATTGATCCTTAAAGTTCTTGTCATCGACTGTTGCAAAACCAATATACGCACCGACTACACCCGTCACAAACAGATAAAACGGTGTTGCAATGGCACCCAGCGTTGCAGAGTTGGAACTGAGCACAAGCAATGGAAAAAACAGACCGGCAAGCATGGATAACCACGCCATCCTGCGTCTGTTCTTCCACCGATCAACCATTACAACGCTTTAAAAAACGCCGTAACCCGTTCCCAAGCCTCCTCGGCAAGATGCTCAATCTCGCTAGGTAAGTCAGCAAGACTTTGCTCAAGACGAGCAACTTCTGCACGGGCAGTATCTAACTGTGATTGCAATTTCTCTTTGATCGTCATAGTCCTTCTCCAGGAGTAATGTACACACTAGCGTTTGCAGCATCCCCAATCACTCGCGCATACACGTTTGCACTAGAGTTTACTTGTGGGCCAGTAATCACTTTGTACGCATAGGGTGGCAACGCAATGACATAGCCAGGAGCCACATCAGGCAGAGCCACATTAAACGCACTAGTTGGATTGATCCAAACATAGACAGCGTTGTTTGTATCAGCGTTGGACAAAAAATATTGATTGCTTGGGCTATCTGCCGTAATGGTGAACACGTTGGATTGGGTATTAGCCGCCCCCGACACGCTCACCTTAACGGTTTTACCCATTGGTTGAAAAGCAATGTTATTGGCCATCAGCAGATCCGTCCACCACCGGCATTGCCTGGCTTACTGGTTGAGCTGTCTTTGGTGTTGCGGTTGCCGGCAAAGTTCCAGACTGCGGTAAACCCGCCCTTGGGTAACTGGCCGCTCTCAAACTTGTTGTTACCACCCGCGCTGCCATCACGCGGCAACTGGGGGCGCACAGACTTAGCAATCTGTTGGTTTACATCACTCGGACGCTTGGTCTTTTCCATTTGAATTCCTTTCTTTCACGTTAATAATAAGATACGAGAAAATTGCAAAAAAAGCCATAGTGGCTAATCGTTCCCAACCAGGCGCATACATCACCCAACAGGCTAGACCAAAAGACAAACCCAAAGCCAAAATCACCAACAAACGCTGACAAACAACATCAAGTGCAATACGCACCAAACTAATCGCATCCATGTATATCCCCTTTAGGAGTACACAGTTTAACTATCTTCTTCATCTGTTGCAATAAAGCCCGATCCCCATTCATCGTCACTTATTTTTTGCTTTAGCTTCTCTACGTTGATCGAACGGTCTAGTATCTTGCACTTATCGGTCAGCGAGGCTGTTGGGTCGGCCATCACATCTTTAAGCAACTTCTCAATTGCACGTTCTAGCTCTGGGTTGATACCTTTGGATTTCTTACTCATTCGCTTTCAATCGCTTCTTTAATTTGACTAGGAGCTTGACCAGCTTCGCTTAACATTCCGGCTTTTTCTGCGTCACTAATTCCTCTACGAGCCAATAAACTTTGAGCAGCACGGGCAGGACGCGAACGTAAACCAGTAACGGAAGCAGCACCGCCAAGAGTGGTTCCTAATGCTTTTTTAAGAATATCGCCGGTAGGAGTATCTGCGCCGCCAGTTGATTCCCATCTAGCTTTTAATTGCAATTCGCGGCCAAGTTCACCCAATTCATCCAAATCACCAGCGCGGCGTACCGCACCACGGCGAGAACCAAGCATTGTTCCCAACCTATCTAAACTAATGTTTCCTTGCTTAATTCCACCGCTGCCTAACAAATCTTCCAACACAATTGTGCTGCGATATTGTGGACGCAACACATTTAATGTTGCAGCAACGTCAGGATGGTTTCTTGCAATTGACCCATCAACAACATCAATTAAATCGTAAATAACTCGCGCATCTTGACGGTTTGTTGTTGACCGTGCCGCAGCAGACAAATCATTACGCATACGCTGTAACGCTTCACCTTCAATACCAAACGTATTTGGTCTTGCGCCGGCACGATTAGCCAAAACATTAAAATTATCAATAATGTTGTTAGCGGTTTGGCGCACAGCAGGAACACTTACAACGCCTGGCAACGCGCCTTCTGTTGCAGCAATTTGACGAATTGCGTCTACGGCATTTTGATCAATATTAAAAACTTGACCTTGATAAAGATCATCAAACCTGTTGCCTAAGTTTCTTAAACGACCACGAATAAAGTCTGGGTTAATTTCTGTTACTTCTTCACCGGTTGTTCGTGATGCAAGTCTGTTTGCTTGAGCTTGATTTCGTGCTGCATTGCCAGTTGAACCTTTTGCGCTAACAGGCGCATCTTGACGAACTTGTGCAGGAGAAACCCTAAAACCCAATCGTTCAGCGGTTTGTGCGGCAGCTTCAGATGTTGCAGATGGTACGCCTGTCAAAGCTCTTGTGCCACCCTTCAACGCACCTGGCAATCCTCCTGCAATGCCACCAATCAATTCACCACCAGACACATAACCTTTTACTTTCTCTGATGGCGGTTCAATGCCTAAATAACTTAAACCTTTACGAGCTTCTTCAATTGTAGGAAATAAAGTTTCTCGACCACGATATTTATCTCTAGATCCTTCTTCGCGCAATCCAAGCATTTCAGGAACGGTGTATGCGCCAAACTTTTCTAATTCACCAAGACCGCCAACCAAACCTGTCCCCGCGCCATAAGCCAATGCACCGGCACGTTCAGACAATGGCGGTAACTTTGATTCTTTAGGCGCAGGAGTAATTTTTAAACTGACAGATTTGGGAGATGGCAAATCTAAAATATCAGAATTAGAATTGCTTGACGGAGAAGGAAGGTCGCTGATGTCTGTGGCCATTATTTGTACCCCTGCGTCCGTAAAAATTCTTTTGCTTTGTTTATATCTCCACCAAACTCAGGATGTGCCGCAACATAAGCATTTAATCTTTCATCTGTTGGCATTGTTTTAGTTGCGCTGCTTGTACTAGGCTGACCAGACGAAGGTTGTTGTGCGCTTAATCCATACTGAGGAAAAACTTGTGAAAACGTAGTTTTGTTATCTCTTGAATTGGCAAATTTATTAACTTCATTAACCGTAAAAGGAATAGATTCTTTAATATCTATTAAACCTTGACGATAAATTTCTTTAGTACCTTCAGCCGTATTGGGGTCTGCAAGATAAACTTGTGCGGCACGTTCAAGCGTTTGACGCATCATTGCCATTTTAGTCAACACAGTTAAAGGTTTGTCACCTTCTCTAATCTTGTATTGTTCTTCAAAACCTTGTTGCACAGACGCAGGAACAACACGGCCACCAGACACAACGCGAGCAGCAAACTTACCAAAGTTAGATATTTCTACGTTATACCTTTGAACATCTTCTTTTGTAAGATTGTTTGTCAATGCGCCCAACGGAGCATCAAGCAAGCCAGAAGTATTGCGCCCTTGAAATGCACCTGTAGTAACTTTAAACGGTAAATTAACAATGTTGTTAATACTGCCAACTGCTTCGTTTAAGTTAACCGCAACAATATTTCCAAAGCCAAAACGATCCCCCGCGCCAGCGGCACCGGCTTTACCGCCTGCACCAACTTTTGCGGCTTTAGCTAATTCGTCTGGTGCAGCTTCATAAGTGTTTGATGATTTGTCGTACAACACCAAACTACCATCTTCTAATCGCAACAATTCACGTTGACGCAAACGAGTTTGTTCTTGTTGATTGCGTGATTCTTGATCTTTAGCCAATTGCATCAAAATACTGTCGTTATGTTGTTGTGCAGCACGGGTTGAATTAGCTAATTGTTGATTCATTTCTTGAATCTTAAATGCGCTTTGTCCTGTTACAACCGCCGCAACAATTCCGTTGTTTGCTTCAGCAGCAACTTTCTCTAAAGACAATGCAGCAGTCTGATCTTTAACCGCAGCCTTTTCCATGTACGTCTTTAGTTCTGCTTGCACTTGTGATGACAAAGCAGTCAACCGTTTCATGTTGGCTTCAAACTCTTTTTGCTTTTGAGCAATCAGATCAGTACGACCTTTTTTGTATCCATCAAGAATACCTGTAGCAGATTGCAACACGTTCTGTGCAGACATTTTGCCTGACGTACCAAGCATGACACCCATGATTCCTACTAACCCGCCAAGCGCAGAAAAGTCAGCAACAGTTTCTTGTGGCACTTGAAATGGTGTATTTAATTCTTTAGAAATGCCGGCTTGCTGCTGTTCAGTCTGACCAATGCGTTCCACTTTTGCTTCTTGCAAGGGACGCATAGTGTCTTCTTTTTGTTTTGCCATTTTCATAGCAACATCTGACTTTGCTTGCTCACCGGCAATCGTTTGTTGCAATGCTTGTTGCGGATTAGCTCCACCGCCGCTTAAAGGACGATTTAACCGATCCATCAACATTTGTTGAAAGTTTGGCATTGCTGGAGGTCGTTTTGCAACAGGTGAAGGCGTTGCGTCAGGAGTTGAATCCGTGACTACAACAGGATCTAGTGTTTTTGGTTCGTCTGGCATAATTTATCCTTTAAGCAACAGATTTGCCGGTGTATGGGTCAAACTTCATATCGCCTCGACCAGACTGACCAAATCCAACTTGAGCCAACGAAGTATAGAAAGACTTCAAACTCTGGGCTGTAGCTTGATCCATCTGCAAGCCCGTCATAATTGCATTGACTGTGTATTGGTCAGCAATGCCGGCTTGTTGCAATGCGGTAGTAACCGCTGTCTGTTGAATACCCGCAGCCATATTATCTTGCGCTTGTTTTAATGCGACAGCTTGTGCATCATAAGAAGCACCCTGTTGATACGTTGCCAAACCTTGTTGCAATTGTTGTTGAGCTAATTGAGCCTGTGCGTTTTGTTGAGCCACACCCGCTTGCATTGCACCCACACCGCCACGCTGACTAATTCCTTGTTCAGACTGTGCTTTTAACGCCGCGAATGCAGCTTGATTGGCAGGAGTTAAGTTACCCGCAGTAGCACCTGTCATCATACTGGTGCCTAACGTTTTAGCAGGTGCGCCAAGTGCTGATAAATCTTGTGCGGCCTGTGTGCCTGTTGTTCGAGCGTTGGCTGCAATGTTTTGCAATTGTTGTTGCGCTTGTGCAGACCTATCCGTAATTTGTGGCGCAATTGCTGCAATCTTTCCTGTTGCATCAGCCGCTTGAGTTGATGCTGTTTGACCTTGTTTTGCACCAAATAATGCACCTGCACCTAGTAATCCTAGTTTGGCAAGGTTGGCAGGATTAGTTAAATAATCACTAACCTGTGACATAAACCCTGGCTTGTCAGGAGGAGGGGCTTGATAATCACCCGTACCGCTTGGCAATTGTCCTTGAGCCGCTTGATTAAATTGCGCCTCACTATATTGTGGTTGCGCCCCTGCATTAGGATCAGCCGCAGGAGCAGTAGGGGTAGGAGCATAAGTTGATGGGTCAACATAATCACCTGTGCCACTTGGCAAATCTCCTGATACTGCTTGTTGAAATTGATCTTCGCTGTAAGTAGGAATATCAACAGAAACATCACCTTCAAAATACTCAGGCAAACCCGTTTCAGGGTTAATTGTTCCTGAACCACCACGGCGTTTAAGCAGCGCGGCTTCTTTAGGCGTAATGTGAGCAAGCACGGTATCTCTGCCACGCCCTTTAGAACGTAACACTTGCGCCAATGCCGCTAGATCAGTGCCTAACGACTTACTTAATGCTCTGCTCATATTTCACTCCCTGTTTCGTCTTTTACTCTCAAAGACGCTGTATTCCATACATTCTGTTGTTGACCTGGGCCTGTAGGGCTTTCAATTGCCTTGCCAGGATCGCCAATATTTAATGCTTGAGCCAATGCTTGTGAACCTGGACTTGGCTGCGTCCCAGATGAATAACCACCTGAAGAATAAGACGGTTGTGTTGGATACGCAAACGATCCTGTTGCGGTTTGTTTAATTGGAGGAGTGCTAGGCGTTACTGAACTTGATGGTGTTGCCGCCGTTGCCGCCGTTGCTGTTGAATTACCAATACCCAATAAACTAGATAATTCTTTAGATATTAACGGTTGAGCGACTGTTTTTGCTAATGAGGCTAATTCTTTGTCAGACTTAGCCGTCGCAGCATCTTCTTTTGCCGTGTCTAAAACAGGTACAGGTTTGCCTTGGTCATCTAATAAAACATTACCAAATTCATCATATTGAAATTCTGGAGGATCAATGGCTCCGCTTGCAATTAAACCAATTGGGTCTTGATTAAATGCTGAAACATCACTTCCAGATGTGTCTCGAACCCCAGATACACCGCCAATACCTTGTCCTAAAATTTCATTTAATGCGCCTGTTAAACCGCCCCGTTCTGCGCCGGCCAACGCCCCTGTTGTGCCTAAAGCACCGGACAAACTGCCAGAAATTGCGCCAGTTACACTTTTTGCCACAACATCTGCGGCACTCTTTCCAAGCGTATCTGTCAATGAAGTTGATATAGCTTCATTCATATAAGGTGCTAAACCGCCTATTACGCCACCTGTTAATGTGCCAGTAACAATATTTCCACCGCTTAACGCTGATGTTAATGCGCCTTTACCCGCCTCAATAACCGTTGGAGCCGCAGCAGCAGCAACTTCAGCAGACAACCCCATGCCTTCTAACGCCATTGAAACTCCGGCTAGAAGTTCTGGGGCAAGATAAGGTGCGGCAATGGCCACTGCAATTTGTGCGGCTAATTGCGTATCTTTAGGTATTTGACCGCCTCGCTTGCCTGGGTCATTGATGTACATCAAATCTTTAAGCGTGCTGCCAGTTTCAGCAGGAACACCAGTGTTATAGATTGTTGTCTCGCCAGTATTTGGGTCAATAAATAATAGTTGACCTTGATCGTTGCGCTGCTGCATTGCGCTGTTAATTGACGCAGTTTCGCCAGGCTTTAACGCCAAACCAAGAGAAGCTGGATCAAGAATTAAGCTACCTTCTTTAGCACCTAAACCCGCCCTAACCGTGTCAATTAAAACGCCCTTCAGGTTGCCTTGAGCATCGTAAAATTGAGTGGGCGTGCCTTCGTAATTTTTTGCTGTCTGTCCAGGTAACGTATTTGTATCAACAGGGCTTACGCCTGAGTATTGAACAGGATCAGCATTTTTTATTGCGCCGCTGTTTGCGTCACGCCAATATGCAGGAATTGTCCCATTGTCCGTTGCTTGTGCTGGTTGCCATTCCCACTGAGCGGCAACAGGGGCAGCAGGTGCATCAGCGGATCGCCCTGCCATCACATTAAATAAACGGGCTTGATATTCAGGCGAATTAAGTAAATCATTCCTAACTTGTTCAACTGATTTGCCCGAATTTAACGCTGCGCCAAAATCAGCTAAACCAGTTGGGTCAGCTTGTCTGCCTAGCACCTCTTGATACAAATCGTTTATTGTTTGTGCAGCGGGGGCTGCTTCAACAGCCGCAGGTGCGGCTTCAGCAGGTGCGGATATGCCATTTGCTGCCGCCCACTCAGGATTTGCAGCCGCATAATCGGGGTAATACATGGCATATTCTTGCGCGGATAAGCCATCATCACCGTGCAACCGAAGACTACGACCACCGACAGGTGTGCCGCGCCCTTGAAAGGCTCTAAGCGGCAGCAAGTCTAAGGTGTATTTCATGCCTGTATGCTCATAATTTGAATTTTTTTATACGGGGGGAACAGTTTTTTAATTAAGCAATATTAAGTTTAAGGGCGGCAGCAATTTGTTCGTGAATATATAAGTGTGAAGCAATCCAATCGTAAAAATCATCTTCTTTATTAAAGTCCACATCAAGCATATTAAACGGATTATTTAGGTTTAAAAGTGATGCAAAAGCCTGATGTTCGTCCTGATGTGCAAGCAACCAATCGTCCAAATTGTCCGTATCTGCGTCTGTAATTGGGTATGCGGGAACCTGAATACCCTTATCAAAGAACGTTTCGCGGAATAATTGGTGTTGCACCCCATTTTCAAACAAAAATTCGCCTAATGAATCCACATCACCAAATTTAACAATGGATAAAGTGGCCATGTCCATTATTTATCAACTTTTTGATCTAACTTATCAAATATTTTTTCAAGCATAGATTCAATTTTGTTGTACTGAGATTCCATGTCGGTTTTTTTAACGTAATTACTTGGCAAATCAATTTCAATATTTTTAATGTCATCTTTGAGTTTTTGAACAGCATCCCACAATTGGCGAAAGAACCAACCCGCTACAGGTAGAGCTACACCAAATGCAAGGTTGATAATTTGTTGCCAATCCATGTTTTACACCGCATAGTATGGAACTTTTACAACAGTTCCGTTAAGGTTAACTTGAATATACCCTGCTGGCACTAGCGGCAAACTTGATGTTGCAAAAGTAGCCGTTGATGATGTTGTGCTTGTATGATTTACAACTTGTGCGTTAATTGAACCAGTAGGAATCGTTACGTTATTAAGCGTTAAGTTTCCAACAGATGTTGCGGTGCTACCTAAAGTTAGCGTGGTGTTACCAAGCGTTGTAAAACTATTGGTTAAGCCAGAATTAGGAATGGTTGTATTGATTTGTGCAGCATTGATGCTAATTGCAAGATTTGATGCAGATGTGACTTGACCCTGTGCGTTAATCACAACTTGGCTAACAGAATTAGCGTTACCGTAAGTTTGTGCAACAACGGTTGTGTTCGCAATGTTTAAAGTCACGTTGCCAGTTAATGCGCCGCCTCCAGATAATCCTGTTCCGGCAATGACATTGACTGTGTTTGCTACCGCACCCGTTACATTTGCAACAGGTATCGTAATGCCGACATTAGACGCTGAAGTAACCTGTCCTTGAGCGTTAATAACGACCTGACCAACTGCTCCGTTACTTCCATAAGTCCCTGCCGTTACTGTTGTATTGGCAATGCTAATAGTGCCGGTAGATGTAATCGGTCCACCAGTTAAACCTGTTCCTGTTGCTACATTTGTTACTGTGCCGTTGTACGGATTGTTAATTGTGACGTTACCCGTAAGTGCGCCACCGCCCGTTAAATTTGTTCCTGCTAAAACGTATGTTGTATTAGCAACTGCGCCAGTAACTCTTGCGACAGGAATGGTTGTTGATGCTGTAACAGCACTATTACCATTGGCATACATATAACCAGTTAATCCGGTTACTGTAATGTTGGCAAATGTCTCAGTTTCACCACCTAAGATTTTTTGCCATGTTGTTCCATTAAAGATAGCCCAATCACCAACGTTCCAAGATGAAATGCCATCAAGGTTTGTTGAACCGGCTGTTGAAACAATGTAATAAGTATTCTTAACACCTACACCGCTAGTAAGCGTAGGCGTGTTTGTTGCTGCGTTCCATGTACCCGCATAAAACAATGAATTGATTAAAGAACTAGCAGTCTTTAACATTTACGATCCATCACCACAAGTTAGATACAAAGAACATGACGTTGATGCGTTTGCTGTGAAATATCCGTTTGGTACAAACGTAATAATTTCATCTGTGCCTGGCAACAACGGCAAACAATTTCCTAACGATGTATTTGGTGCGTTTGCACCGGCTGTTGCACTTGTTGCATTTGCACCAAACCCTAAAAACGCAACGACTGTGCCAGAATTGATGATGCGATATTGATTGCTACCGCCGCTATAAGACGTTACCTGCACAGGAGTGGGTGCAGGGTTTGCCGCAACAATAACTACAGTGTTACCAGTAGGTGTGAATGGCGCATTAACAGACATGATTATTCTCAGTTAGTTGGTGCTGACATATCAGGCGCAGGTGGTGCAACAGGTGCAGCTTCTTCAGCAGGAACCCAAGGCAGCGGTGCTGGCTGTGGCGTAGGAATCTTTTGTGCGTCAATTTGCTTTTGCACTTCAGCTTCCATGTTTGCAACACGCTCTGCGCCTAATGCGTCTTGTGTCCACTGAATAGCTTCGGCTTGAGTGATGTCAGCGTAGGGTGTGAAGTTTTTACTGTCAGCGGGTAGCAAGTTAACCGAGTACGTCACCGAGCCAGTTAAGCCTGCTTGTGTGTCGTTGATGGTGAAGTTAGACATGACAGCCGTTTGTGGTTCGGGCGTGTTCATAACCGATAGAGCGTTGATGATCCAGTTCATAGTTGCACCTGTGGGATTGGGGTTACGGGGGCTTGCGTAATTGCAGCAGCGTCGCACTGTTGCTTGATTTTTTGCATAAGCAGGAACGCCCCGCTCTTGCTGGGTAAGTCGCCGAGAACTTGCTGAATAAAGTTAATTTCTTCAGGGGCGAGGCTTAGGGGGATTGCTTGATCCAATTTACTACTCCTTGTGATTAACCAACTAAAAGTCTACGGGTTGTGCCGCCTGCATCTTTGATTGTGATGTAGCCTGCTTGGACGATTGTGCCTGCTGTGTATGTGCCGAATCTTAATACGCCTGTGCCTTGTGGTATTAATGCTAGGTCGATGTTAGTGTCACTTCCTTGTGCGGCAAAAGTTACATAGCTTCCTGTAGCGCCACCAGCAACGACTGCATAGTTAACCGCAGAGGCAGTCATGCTTACGGCAAACTGAGTATTGTTTGATTGCCCAATAAAATAAATTGGCGATGCACCCTTGGCAATCATGTAAATGGGTATATTGGTATCACTACCTGAGGCGGTTAATGACGGTCCAAATCCCGTAGAATTACCCGTCACTTGCAAATAGTTAACTGCTGAGGCTGTGTCGCCAATAACAAATTGCGGAGCAGTTAAAGAACGAGTATAAAAAACGTGAGATGAATTACTTTTTGTTGTGTAATACAACCCTATGGTTGCGTCGCTACCTTGGGCTGAAATAGTAGGTGCGCTGCCAGTACCAGCACCCGTCACTTGCAGATAATTAACTGCTGAGGCTGTTGAGGCTACAGAAAATTGCCGAGTAAACGAGTTACCTGCGGTGTAAAAATCGTAACCGCCCGTACCTTTAGCAGAAAACAACATTGATATGTTTGTATCTGAGCCAGTAGCTTGAAAATATCCACCACTCCCTGCGGTATTGCCAAATACAGTAATGTAATTAACTGCTGAAGTGGTGTTAGCTATAACAAATTGAGTATTGGTCAAAGAAGTGTTTGTTTGAAAAGTGTGCGCGCCCGTACCTTTAGTTAAATATTTAAACCCACGATTTGTATCTGACCCGCTTGGAAATAAGTACGGATCAACACCTGTAGCACCGCCATAAAAATCCCAATAATTCACAGCACTAGCAACAGGCGTGACACGCAGGGATTCTGAGCCGGGGGCTGCGCCTAGTGACCATACGCCAGACGCGTCTACACGACCACGCTCTACACCAGCGGTCAAAAACTTGTTAATTGATCCCAATAAAGAAATTGGATAAGAAGCCACTCCGGGTGCAGCAGATTCTAAAATTGCCCCGTTAGTAGTATCAAATGAAATTCCAAGCGCACCAGTAAATGCGCCAATTCCACCAAACAAAGCTGACTTGCTATCCCACGCAGTGCCAATCGCTCGACCTGTTGGCAACGTAACAGACAATGTGCCAAGAGGTACTGTTCCACCAATCCCCAACGCGCCCTGCATAAAGTTAGCACCCGCACCGCTTGCGTACAAGTTGTAGTTGCTTGCGTTGGTAAGGGTGAGTTGACCTGTTGCCGACAGCGTAGTAAACGCACCAGTGCTAGGAGTGGTTGCACCTACTGTGCCGTTTAGAGCGCCTGCAAAGCGTGTGGCGGATAGGATTGTGCCGTCAAAGGTCAACGCAGCAGCGTCTTGCAGCAAACCGCCCGTACCTGCGTAGGTCACGCGACCCGAGGTTAAGCCTGTATCAGTAAGCGTAGTAAATTTACCCGTTGATGCAGATGTACTACCAATAGCAGTACCGTCAATTGTTCCACCCGTAACAGTAATATTGCTGACTGATACGTTTGTAATATTGATTGAACCACTTGAAATAGTGACATTACTTAACGTCACATTAGCAAGGCTTGATGTTGTGCCGCCTAAACTAATATTTGTTGTTCCAATTGTTAGAGAACTATTTGCCAAAAAACTATTTGGAAAAGTTGTTGCAACAGTTGAAATGGTCGCATTGGTCAGCGTAAGATTTCCAAGTGACGTTGTAGTGTTGCCTAAATAAACAGCGGTATTTCCAAGCGTAATCGCAGTAGCAAAGTTGCTATCTAATTGCGAAAGTGGAATGGAAGTTGTTGCCGTAGCAAAGGTATATGGGACGGTCATTAGAACCTCACTCTTAATTCGTGTTCAAACTCAAAGCCATTGATAACATAGGCTGGATTGGAAGATGTTACTGTTATTCCTAAATACTTTCCATACATTGACGCATCGGTTTTGTATAACTCGTAACCAATTGTTCCCCATCCAACAACAGCATTTGAATTGTTAATCCAAGAAATTGTTTGGTAACTATTGTTTTGCCACGCAATTAAACTGGTCAATGAATATGGAGGACTAGAACCATTTTCATAATCAATCGTTGCACTAATTGCAACAGGACTTCCCGCTGTAGATGTTGCCTCAATACCAATTTTTAATGCTTGCTTAGTGCGGATTGGATCACCCATCGGCAACAAAGCAGTCTGAATACGATTTGTAATTTGTGACGTTGCGTCTGTATACAACATATACAAAGCATTGCTTGTAGTTCCAAACAATCTAATTAAACCTCCCACAGGAACAGAAGTGACGTATTGCAACGTATCGCCTTGGCTAGTCAAAAACCATTTTTTCTCAAAAAACACCGCTTGTATATAACGATAACTATTTGTAAACACACTATCGTAATATCTAAAATTAAATGCGGCACACAAAATATTGTTAACAAGAACTTGTCCTGCATAAATTGGATAAGAAAAATCAATGTTAGGAAACATTCCATCTAAAGAATCTGACAATTTAGATGTTGTTGAACCTACTAGCGCATACACACCATAATCGTTCATAAACAATACAGAACGAAAATAAGGAAAAATTGCGTATGGACGTTTACTACCAACAGATGCAGACACGTTGGTATTTGTAAAAATAGTAATTCCGTTGGTGTCTACGCGAACATCTGAAAATACGTTAATCGAATCATCACCAAAAATGTACAAAAAGTTATTTGCTGACAAAATTTGCTGAATGTTTCCATGCAGCGTTGAATCTGTCATTACAAAAGAACCTGCTGACACGCTTGTGAAATCGGAGTAGCTTCCAGCAGCAGAATAATAAATAGTGCGACCGGCAGCAATAAAAACGCGACCGCTAAAAGAAGCAATGCCACAATTAAGGTTGCTATTAACAATGCCTTTAAGAATTGCACCTGTTCCTCCTCCACCGCTTACAGTCACAACAAGGTTGGCCGCGTTGGTATAACCCGAACCAGGGTTTGTCATTACAACTTCAGCAACAGTGCCGCCAAACAATACTGCCGTACCGGCTGCGTTAGTTCCACCGCCACCAGAAAAAGTAACCACGGTGTTTGCAGAATTTGTATATCCAGTACCACCAGATACAACAACGGCTGAAACCGTGCCATAAGCAAACGTCACAACGCCAGCAATTGCCGTAGCATTTGCGCCACCACCGCCAGAAATTGTTACAGTTGGTGGAGGCGTTGAATAGCCTGTTCCGGCATTTTGTAAAGAAACAAGAACAACGGTATTAGCTAAAACAGATGCAGTTGCGTTTGCTTGCACGCCATTTGCGTCTGTAGGAGAACCAATTACAACCGTTGGACTTCCTGTATATCCAATACCGCCATTTGTAACGGCAATAATTCCAACAGAACCAACAGATACAACAGCATTGCCATCCCAAGTAAAGTAACCCTTGTATGGGTCAAGAATGAGCATCCGCTCGTTTTTCCATTGGCTAGTCTGAATACCAGCGTTAGAAAACGTTCCCGTAACCGCGACATTGCCTTTTGCTTTAGTGACTAAATTGTAATATTCAGCGCGACCATCTTCTTCAAAAGCAATAACATAATCAGCAACATCAATATTGCATGATGTTAAATGCGTAACGGTGTTGCCCCAAACTATTGCGTTACCTAACGCATCTTTAGAAGACGTTGCATTGGGTGTAATTTTTAAGTTTGCATAACCAATTGGCTGTGCGTTTTCAAGCCAAGAAAACTCATCTTCTTCAATCGCTGTACGATTGGCTTTAGTGTTAAGACCTTTAAATTTCTTAACAACCTTGTAGTCTTTTTTTTGCTCTGCCGCTGCCATGATTAGTACGGGCTACTGTAAGCAGATGGAATTCTGCGCGTAAACACAGAATTTAAAATACTTGTGGCTTGTTTGAGATACTCTTGTTTATAAATCTCAGCCTCACCAAAAGACTGTTCGTAATACTTAGCCAGATACGCCGCATAAAATTTAGGCGCACTTGTGTACGGATCTTGAATTGTGTCTGCAACTGTTGCGTAATTTAATGACAACGCTGTTGGCAAGATTACCGTATCAATTTCAAGTTGATACACTTGATCAGGAATTGGCCCAATATAAATTGTGTTTTGACCATAAATTGAAAATGCAGCAGGGCGTCCAATGTAATTTTGCCAAAATCTCAACCTGGCGTTGAAATCACTCCAAGACAAATAATCCAACGGCACCCGCGAATTACCCCAATACAAATTGATATTTAAAATATCAAGTGTGTTTGCACCCTGTGGCAAAGTGGAATACGGAATTTGTTCAACATTTCCCACATACGTCATTCCACAGCTACCGTTAAAGAATTCGGTGCTAGGTGGATAGTTTGTGTTGCCTTGAGGGTAGGCCGGCGCATCTGACCCGCTTGTGCCGGCAGTAGTTACTTGATAAACAAAAATATTGCTAAAGACAAACTGATTAAGGCTATAAGCAGTTGATGCAGTCCAAATAATAGGATTTGTTGCCGTCACACTATTTAACGGATTTGCAACAGGGGCAGGAGATTGAATAACTTGAATGGTACGCAGACAGCCAGTATCTCTGACCGTGCGTTGACGGGCAGAATTGATGTAGTCTGTTAGCTGCTGATCCGTGTAAAAATTTCCATTGGCATCATGCAGCAAACGTCTAACTTCGGTAATGTATCCCGATAAGTTTTGCGACATTTACTTTCCATAATCTTTAAGCTACTGACAGGACTTTTCCCCCGCGAGGTTTTACAACCTCTAGGGGTACTCGTTCCACGATCGGGGATAAGGAATCGTTCTTCTTGGGCGGTTGATCAGTAAACTGCCACTTGGTCATCCGGTCTAAACCATCGTCCAAATCATTAGCAGTTTTAATCCAACCAAGTCGCGCCAAATACGGTTCTTTGTTTTCATCTCCATAACCAAAAACGTGTTTGGCAACTTCAATCGGCACTTCTACCGTTTCGCCTTTGCCAAAAGTATAGAATTGACCGGCATAACCGTCTTTCAATACTTTGTCAGAATTATTGGTTACAAAGATGTTCATAATTAAAAACTCACAACTTCACCAAAGACAGCAATATCAACTGTGTTGTTATTACCACTTGCGGTGTTTACGTTAAGGTACAAAGCCTGAGTAGTGTTCCCAGAAACAGCAGTATTTGCGCCATACGCACCGGCAACAGTCAGGTCTTGATACATACCTGCTGATGTAATGGTGCTCAAAACCACGTTTGCTACAACAGCGTTGGCTGCTGCAATATTTCCGTTGCTTTGGACGCTAATAGCAATGTTTGCTGACGATACGCTACCGCTTGGGTTTTGAATCGTAATTCTACGAACAATTACACCGCCAGAGTTAGCAACCGCACCACCGGCTGTCAAACCACCCCCTAAAAAGGGGATAGCAATAACAGCATTTCCGGTGGTGTTAAGTTGTGTAGCTCTGATGAGTGCAACACGCCCATACCCAAAGGCATCAAGCGTTAGTTGTGCAACTGCATCTGCGCTAGACATAACTACTCCTTAACTGTTAAAAGTTCCGGTAGCAGCCTGACCACCATTGACAGTAGCCAAGGTAATCGTAGATGCAGTAGCAACAATAGTGTTTGCACGGACGTTAACACCGTCAGAGATCAACACACCACCAGTATTATTGGCAATGAGAGTTGACCATGTCGATGGCGTTGTGCAAGCGGTATTGGTGTTGTAAGCCGACACCGCTTCAATTGTTACGTTAGCCGTTGGGAACAGCAAATAAGTACCCGCAGGAACAACGGTAGTGCTGTTGTTACCGGTGAGGGTTGTTAACTGCCAATAGGCACCAGGGGTATTGGTGCTTGCGTTTGCGAGGACAATCTTGTTTAGACCGAGAGACATGGCTATTTCTCCTTAGATAGAAATTGAGTTATAGCCAGACACACGGGTCATCGACTTGGGCTTGGTAGAAACCAATTCCGCAATCATCAACACCGCACCAACGTAACCGATTTGCCAGTTAGGCAGAGTCGATTCAAAGCCGGTAAACACAAACGAACCTTGTTCGTGAATGTAAAGTGAGAGGTAATTGCTGTTGATGAAGTAGACCGTACCTTCAGGGCAATATGGATCAGGATAGATCGGCACACCGGCAACCATCAAAGCGCGGAAAGCCGCTTGTGGGCCATTGCCATCACTATCAAAACCCGAACCTGGGGTAATGACATACTGTTCTTGGCCAACGTAGTCTTGAGCAAGCAAAGTCCAAGTACCAAAACCGCAAACACCAAAAGTAGGCACTTCTGCGCCGTTTTTGACGGTGCCTGAAATGTACTGAAGAATGTTCTGACGGGTTGGGTTGACGTTACCGGCTGCATAAACTTTTGACTTCCACCAAGTGTAAGTCGTGCGGTTAATGTTACCGTAAGTGGTCATGTTAGTGCCATCGTCAATTGCGCCTGGCAAACCAATGAACTGTTGGGTGTTGGTGTAGTTGGTGTACAAGGCTGTGGCCATTGCATCCATCATCACGTTAGTCGCGTCATTCATACGCGCTTCGATCAGAGGAATAATTGCGTAGTCTTGTTGAACTGCACCTTCCATCCCGAGGAATGGTACTGGGGCAATCATCAGTTTAAGGTTGAACTCAGCGTTAAACGCACCTTGCTGAACTGATGGCTGGTTAAATGAACCAGAGTAATCAGACCATTGTGCATTAACAAACTGTGCGCCCTGAACTGGGACTGTGACTTGGCTCACACCACCTGATGCTTGTTGACTGTTTGCAATCAGAGCAGCCATAAGGGGGGTTGAGTTGTATAGCTGTACCACAAGCTTGGGGATAAACGCCCGTCTTGTGACATAGGTAAGCTCGTTGTATTGTGAGCTACCTGATGCTGGTAAAATTCCGCCGCCTATAGGCATAGCAGGCTCCTTAGATTAAAAAAATTATCCCCAACATTTAACACTAAACACCAATAGGTCTACGACCTTGATTCCTAATTTCTTGCAATGCAGTAGCCGCTTCATTACGCGCAGCACCTTGAGGGTTTTTCCAATACTTTGACAAGTCAAACTTGTTAATAATGTTGGGGTTATAACCTGATGGAGTAGGCGTTGCTGCTTGCTTCATCCATTCCCAATGCTGTGCGGCTGTGTCGTGGCTAGTAATGCCTTGCTCAAGCATGATTTTCTCAATGGCTTGAACATCTTCGTCTGATTGAGCAATGCCGCTTTCTTTCAAAGAACGGCGTTTACGATCAAGTTGTTCACGAATTTCTTTTTCATGCAGTTTGTTTTCCAATTGCATGACCCGCTTTTCAGCAGCGTTCACCTTGCTCTCAGTGTAATCCTCAAGTTGTAATTCTGGGATCACCATGTCAGGGTTAATGCGTTGCGTCATCCGCAAAAATTCTTTGCGCGTAGCAGGATTATCCGCAAGACTCTTGGCTAAATTTGCCAATTCATCGCGCTGTTCAAACGATACGTTTTCTAAGCTCATGTTTATCCCCTAGTTACTTAAATGACTTTCTTGGTATCGCCTGGGCGAGACAAGTTCATCATGTTTTTGTACCCTGCTTTAGGAGCAGAGGTCAGACCACCGAATTGCGAATAACGGGGAGTGTTAACAATTTGCCCATTTTTCTGGTTGTTATCGGTAGGGTTGCGTGGAGCCGAGGCACCGCGTGGCTTAAATAAATCCATTTTGATTCCTTTACATTGGTGGCGGCATACCGCCGCCTGGTGGTGGGGGTGGAGGCATACCTGGGGGCATACCGCCTGGAAGAGGCATACCGCCTGGTGGTTTTGGCATTGGTGGTGGTGGTGGTGGCGGTGCGCCTGGAGGTGTCATACCTGGCACTGGAGGAGCAGCAGACATTGCTTTTGCTTCTGGTGATGCGCCACCGGCTTGAGGTAATGATTGCAATAATTGCAAAATTTCTGACTGCTGCAATTCGTTGGTTTTAGCTTTACGCTGACCAAGAATACTTGAGGCTGTGCGAATAGCAGAAAGAACTTTTTGTCCTTCTGGAGATTCGCTACCTAGAGCCGGCAAACTTTGCTCAAGCAAGTCCATTGCCATACCTACGTTAATTAACGCGGCCTCACGGTTTCCCATTTTGGGTTCGGGAGTTGACATAGGGGCTGCCATCGGGGGGGCAGATGGTTCTGACATTCCGGTTGGAACGTCTGGTGTCGGAGGCACACCGCCTGGAGTCGCGGAGTCCTTTTGACTTTTCATCAATGCCATCAACTGATCTGGTGGGACAGCCATGTCAAATTCCTAAGTAATTTGCGACAGAATAATCCTCTGTGCGCGTTTGTCAAGAGGGAGGGTGATTTTTTTGGTTCCCGACCCTCCGGCAGGACTTATCGGCTACACGATAATCTTAGGGTTTAACCCCTAAAATTACTTGCGTGATTTACGGCCTTTACGCGATTTACGCATAGTGCACTCCTTAAAGAATGACGGCCACCAAATTTTAGGGAAAGCAGCCAACCCCTTTTATACCCTGAACAGGTATCCTTCTTAACCTCTTACTGCCCTGCCATAATTGCGCGGGGTAGTATTTCGGTCAAAACTTTTAGTTGACACACGATACTGCAAATTCGGACTTTGTTCACCACGTTTTAATGACTGCGTGGTAACTCTTGGCTGATCTGCCTTGGATTGAACGCCTGTTGCCATTATTTTCCCTTTTTAGCTTCTAGTTCAGGTTTTGGCTGTGAAGCCTCCTTTTCTAGCCGCCGTTTTAATTTATCTTTTAACAATTGTTTCATTGGAGGCTCAAGCATATCAAGTAAGGATTCTTTGTCAATAGCTTGAGCTTTGAACAAACTAAACGCCAATTCTTTTGTATCTTCTGTGAAAATTGGCGAGTTAGAGTGAGCATCCACTTTCACCACAAAATCACGGGTAAATTGTTCGGCAATAAAGGGCGTGCCTTCAGTATCTTTGAAGTGCGTGGGATCGTAGACTTGCATCATTTTTAGATAAAGTGTTGCTACTTTTTCCAGACTGTCTTCGACAATGAGGGCACGTTTCTTAGCGCGGCTCGAACCCAAACGGGCGAGCTGACTTGCGTGGCCTTGTGAGCGAACACCGGATTCGCCACGGCCTGAGAGTACGTTTGATATTCCCGATACTTCAGAGAACATCGAATCAATTTCGTGAGTGACTTCCCAAAGATTGCTAGGCATCTCTGGCCCCATGCGCTCGGCTTTCGCGTTGGGCATATCACTTGCTAACAAACCACCCGCACGGTTAAGTGCAAAGTTCTTTTCATCCAAGATGCCAGTAAAGCCGGTCAAAGAAGTAGGAGGCGAGACTTGTTTAGATAACAGGTCAAGGATCTCAGTCATGCGGTTATTACGCAGACTTTGCAAGAGCATTAGCTTTTGCGCTTCAGACTG